CAATATGCATCATTTGCAATTGCGTCAATTGCAACCTGCAACCTGTGCCGTCGAAATGTGATCCGAGTGCGTGGTAGGGAGTGCATTATGAGCGACGTGACCCAGATACATACAGGCAAGACGCCGACCCGCCTGCACTACATTGTAGAGTGGGCGGCGAAGCGAGGGATCACTCAGGCGAAGCTGGCGCGGCGTCTAGAGGTGGACAAATCAACGGTTTTTCGCTGGTTTCAAGGGCAACTGCCCAGCGAGCGGCATATAATTGGCATCGCCGAGATGTTTGCGGTCGAGCCTACCGACCTATTCCGGCACCCCGATGATGACTGGCTGACCCGACTGCTCAAATCCAAGCCCGCCGCCGAGCGCGAGCGCATCGAGCAAGCCATCCGCATCCTTCTCGCCAGCTAGTTTCTTGCCGTTTTGCTGAGCGGCTGCATCGCTTTGCCGCTTTTGTTGCGCCAAATGCAATTGCATATATTGCATACTACTGCAAATCATGCATACTCTGGGCCTCAACAAGGGAGACCCAGACATGCCATCAATCGACATTCGAGAGACGTTCAAGACCGAGGCCGAGGCCAAGGCGTTTGTTGACAAGTATATGAGCGCCTACTCGCCGCTGGCGTATGGCACCAGCCTGCGCCGCTGGCAGTCGGATAGCGGCTGCTGGTTTGTTGCCGGTCACCGCTTCTCTACGGCGGATTGATCATGATCGACATCATCATCACCCACCACCAGTGGCTCCTCGTTCCCGCTCTGACACCGGTCGGCTTGCTGATCTGGGCGGCATTGGAGTGCCGGTCATGAACAGATTTGACATCCGCAAAGTCCGCGATGACCTCAACGTCCTGCGCGGTCTGTACCCGGAACTGCTCGATGACGAGGAACTGTGGATCGACACGCTCGAAGGCGAGACAGATTTCAATGGCGTCCTGTCGCGCATCCTCGATGAGGTAAGTGGCAGCGAAGAACTGCTTGCCGGGATCAAGGCCCGCAAGGCCCAGATCGCTGACCGGCAGAAGCGGATCGAGGAGCGGATCGAGAAGCTGCGCGGGCTGATCGACAGCCTGATGGAGCAGGCCGATGTCGCCAAGGTCGAACTGCCAGAGGCGACCATTTCCCGCCGCCGGGTGCCACCTGCCGTCGTCGTGACCGACGAGGACGCGATCCCGCGCATCTACGGCCACGAAGCGTGGAAGCTGGACAAGAAGAAGCTGAAGGAAGCCTTGGAAGAGGGCTTTGAGATCGCCGGGGCGTATCTGTCCAACGGCGGTCAGTCAATTTCAATCAGGAGATCGTAATGACCGACATGTCGATGAACGAGGCGCTGATCGCGGCTCAGCAAGAAATCCGTTTCGCCAAGCAGGATGCCAAGAACCCTCATTTCAACAGCCAGTTCGCCAGCTTCCAGAGCGTCCACCACAGCGTGATCCCGGTGTTGAACAAGCACGGCTTCAGCGTGATCTTCACGACGATCTTTGAGGGCGGGCTGTTTCAATTGCTGGCCCACCTGACCTACAGGGACGGTTCCAAGCTGGTGAGCAGCTTCCCGCTGCCGACCGCATTTGACCGCCCGCAGGTGCTGGGCAGCGCCCTGTCCTATGGCAAGAGATACCTGTTGATGGGTCTGGCCGCGATCCACTCCACCGCCGACGACGACGACGGTAACGCTGCTGAGAAGGGTGCTGATGAGGCTCGCCTGCGGCAGGCCACCGACCTGCGCGACGAACTGATCAAGGACATCGGCAACTGCATCAGCCTTGCTGAACTTGAGGCGTCAAAGAAGACCGCCTTCTTCAAGACCCAGTTCCAGAACCTGCAGGCGCTGTCTCCTGAGATGGCCAAAGAGGTGGTCGAGGCGGGTAAGGCTCGCCGAGTGGAACTTGAGGGAAACGGGTGATGATCAATGAGTTCGTCCGAGCCGTTCAGAATCTCTTCCCGCAAGCGGAAGTCATTCAGCAATCGCGAGAGGGCCGAAATCTTCCGCGACACCTCTGGGATTTGCCACCTGTGCCAGCGGCCAATCGGTCCGGGTGAGGAGTGGGATGTTGAACACGTCACACCCAAAGGGCTGGGCGGCTCGGATGATCCCGAAAATCTGCGGCCTGCGCATGTGGATTGCCACAGAGGGCCGGGCGGCAAAACATCAGATGATCGGGCCAAGATGGCAAAAGCAGACCGTCTGGCCCTCAAGAATGCGGGGCTTTGGAAGAGCAAGACGCCGATGAGGAGACGCTGATGATGTCTACAGCCATTGTCACCGAGGGACAGGTCGAGGAGTCGATGGAGTATCTCTTCACCAGCGCCAGCGAGTTGGGTGTGGCCGAGGCCGAGGCTCGCCGGTCGAAGGCGCAGGCGATGAAGGCCAGCGTCGAGAAGAGCGTGGCCGGTCAGGAGCGGGACGCTGATCTGGACCCGACATACCTCAAAGCCAAGTCCTATCTTGAGACGCTGAAGGCCCTGCGAGACGCCCACGAAATGCGCATTGAAATCTGGCGAACCCAGTCAAGCAACTGGAGAGCGATGAAGCTATGACGGCGAAAAGGATCATTTCACAGGCCGAGGCCGAACGGCTGGCCGATCTGGCCACGACCGCAGGCGTTGAGGTCGAGATCGAGCGCAACGGGACACTGGTCCGGATCAGGCCGTATCAGGCGACCACCGATCTGGCCGCGTGGCGGTTGAAGAGGAAGGCAGGACGATGAAAGTGCAAGCGGCAGTACTAGCCATCGCAGCAGCAGCGATCACCGGCCTTGTCGTGGTCAAGCTGGCGACCGTAGAGCGCAAGATGATTGTTCATCGCTATGACCCGCAGTGGACTGTGGTCCCCACAGGGGGCGGGGAAGAGGCGGTGCCGGGTTGCAAGTGCAGCACCCACCCGAAGACGGTTTCGCCCGCCAGTGAGCCTGCAAAGCCCTTCCGGCAGGGGGTTGAGTCATGAAGCAGCGCATCTTTGTACGGTCTATGAAAAAGTGGATCGATGTCACGTTTAAGGCCGACAACAACCAGCGGGTTGAGACTGCATACGTCACGATCAGTGTAGACGGTCAGCATCCCTGCCTAAAACTACGGTGGAAAATCAAAGGCCGGATCATGTGCAGCGCAGCGTTCAACGCGATCAAGGCGAAAAATCCGGGCGCGTTGATGGATGTGCTGGATCATTTCAAGGACACCGCCGACCTGCCCAACATGATCGAAATCGCTGCTTGACCTGTGTGGATATATCTGTGATATATTGATGTGTCACAGCAATGGAGCGCAATAATGACCCCACAGGATTTGAAGGATTGGCGATCCAAGGTTGGCTTCAGCCAGCGTCAATTGGCCGAGCGCCTTGGTATGGCAACCGGCGCGGTCTCGCACTGGGAAATCTCCAACAGGCCCATCCCAGTGTGGCTTCCGCTGGCCTTGGCTGGCATCGAGCAGGAGATCGGTCATGCATAAGGTCGTCACTGAGAAGAAGACGTACTACTACGCCTACAAGGGCGGGCCTCGCATCCACTCTGCCCCCGGCACCAAGGCGTTCGACCGCGAGGTCAAGATGGCTCTGCGCGAGCGTGATGCAGGCGGGATCGACACGCTGGACGACCTGCTCAAGGCTTGGATCGTCTCGGCCCAATACAAGGCTCTGAAGCCAAACACCCGCGTCTTCTACAACAAGGCCATCGATGACATTCTGGACGAGTGGTCCGGAGCCAAGCTGGCGATGTTTGGGCAGAAGGGTGCGCGCAGCACTTTGCTCGAATGGCGAGATGAGATCGCGGATGAAGGCAACCAGCGTACTGCCGACCGCAACCTTCAGACGCTGCGGACGGTGTTTAACTTCGCGCTGGATCGCGAGTTCCTCTCGCACAACCCACTGGCTCGCTACAAGGCGATCTCCAAGGTGAACCGCCGCGACATGATCTGGACCGACGCCGACGTGGCCAAGTTCCTTGCCACCGCCAACCAGCAGATGGCCAACGCCTTCCGGCTGGCTTTGCTGACTGGCCAGCGCAAGGGCGATCTGTTGAACCTCAAGTGGTCGCAGATCATCGACGGCGCGATCCGCATCACCCAGCAAAAGACCGGCGCGATGGTGGCGATCCCGGTCGAGGGTGAACTGGCCGATCTGCTCAACAGCATCGAGCGGGTGGGTGAGTATGTGCTGGTGAACACCGCAGGTGAGCGGTGGAAGAATTTTTCGACTAGCTGGTATCACGCCCGCAAGGCCGCTGGCATCGAGGGGCTGCGCTTCCACGATCTGCGCGGCACTTGGATACACAGAGCCTACCGCGATGGCTGGTCGATCACACAGATCGCAGCCGTGTCTGGCCACTCAGAGAAGGACGCCGAGCAGGTGATCCGGTCAGCGTATCTGCCCCGGTCGAGCGGCTCGGATCGCGTCCAAAAGCAACTTAACGTCAACCAATCAGGGTCAAATTTTACCAAAACGGTCGCGCAAGATATTGAAAAGTATGAGGAAAAACTTGAGAGTAGATCAGTATTTTCCCCCTATAAAATCAATGTGTTATACGACCTAAAAGGGTAAAAACATCCCGAATAAGAGGCTTACATCCTGTTTTCGTCCCAAAATTTAGCGGTCCCAAAGCTACTGCACCACATCTGGATCGGGCCTCGTCCGGCCCCTTCCAAGTGGATGCAGACGTGGCCTGACCAGCACCCGAAATGGCGCTATCTGGTCTGGGGCAATGACGATCTCCGGAAGCGTGACTGGGTCACTCACGACCAGATCAATTGGTTCTGGGCGCGAGGCATGTGGGCGGGGGTGGCCGATTGCATGAGATACGAACTGCTGCACGAATATGGCGGGTTCATGCCGGGGGCCGATTGCATATGTGAACGGCCCGTCGATGAACTGCTCAATGACCAGCCCGACACAATTGATTGCTGGGCGGTATATGAGAGTGAGAAGGCCAAGCCGGGGTGGATCACACCGCCCTACGCAGCAAGGCGAGGGAGCCGGTTTCTGGCAACGGTCATAGAGGCCGTCAGAAGCCTCACAGAGCGCGATATGGGTCCGCCGTGGGTGTGCGTCGGCAACAAGCTAATAGGCGATCTGGCGGCGTCCTCTGGGGCGTCTGAGGCTATTCACGTCTGGCCCGATCACTACTTCAATCCCAGACATCATACCGGCATCGAATATGACGGCCCAGACAAGCCGTATGGGCGGCAGATGTGGGGATCAACGGCAGGCAGTGGAGGGTATCCGACGTGAGGCCGCTATATGAGACGGCCACTGACCTCGTTGCAGAACGAGCCATTGCCGAGACGATTGCGGGGGTGTTTGACCGGCAGATCGAGAAGCTGCCGAAGCAGTACCGGTTAGACTTTGCAGTCACCGATACCGAGCGCCGGGTCAGGGCGTTTCTAGAGGTCAAGCGGCGGCACAACGCACACGACCGCTATCCGGACGCGATCCTGTCGCTGTCCAAGGTCGTGGCCGCGAAGCACCTGTCAGATGTGGTGGGGGTGCGAAGCTGGTTCGCGATCCAGTGGGATGACGCCATTGGATACGCCCCACTTGACGGTCACTACACAGTGTCAATGACCGGCAGGACAGATCGGGGTGACTGGCAGGACATCGAGCCTCACTGCCACATCCCACTGTCGGATTTCAAACTGCTCTATCTCTAGGTCAGTTCAGACAGGAAGTCGGCCATATCGCGTAGACGCCTGACCGTCTCTTCCACGCCGACCTCGATGCAGAGCAGTTCGGCCCCAGCTTCCAGACACACCTGCGCTCGGCGCTCAGCGTGATACGCTCGCGACTGCTCAGCCAATTCATCGATCTTGTCAGTCACGGCAGTTCGCGTCCTGCGCTTCATTGGCAGCGAGGATTTGGCGCTGTGTTTCAAGCGTCAGCTTGTCCTGACGGGAAGGGCGGATCGGCAGCACCTGCCCCGTCCACCCGCAGTTGACCTTCATCCAGTGTGGTGCGCTGGCACAGCCCGCCAGCAGCAGGCTAGTCGCGATAGTAGCGATCAAGCCGACGTTCGACTTCTTCATCTCCAGCGAGCCTCACCTTATTGACGATCTTGTTGGTCCGCTCAGCAGCCTTGTTATTCAAGGCGCGTGACCGGCGCTCGTATTCATATTTGCCCGCTGCCTTGCCCTTCGCGAAAACCATTGCAAGACCAATCAACGCGGCACCGATAATGGAAATCTGCAGGGCGAAACGCGCCCACACGGCGCTCAGCCAGCCCATCAGCAGCGTGAAGATCATATGCCGTCCTCCACGCTTTTGAGATGGCGGTCATAGACCACCCACGCGCCGCCGATGATGATCACCGCAGCAGCGGCCAGCAAAGCGACTGGCACGATGGACACGCCATCTGTGATAGCACCCACATTGGCCTTGATCTCTGCCACCGAGCCAGAAGCGACAGCCACGCCTGTCAGCACCTGTGCGCTGCCTGCCAGCGACATCCGAGATTTGCCCAGAGACCGACCAACCGGAGCGTCGAGGGCCTGCCCTTCGGCTTCCGCGATCTTCTCCTTGGGCTGGGCGGATGCGTACATCGCAGCCTCTTCAGCCCGCCTGCGGATCAGCCCCGGCAGTACCCGGCCACCCGCCTTGTTCCACAGTGCGAACCGGCGAGCAGCGTCAGCCCACTGGCGCTTGTTGGTGGCCTTGAGGACTGAACTGCGAAGGAACGCTCCGGGGCCGATATTATAGCAGAGGCTCACCATCGCATCCCACTGTTCCTGCGCGACCTCGACCTTCAGCCCCTGCGCCACGGCCCGCTCGTACTTGACCAGATCGTTCGCGAGGATGTCCTCGGCTTCCTTGCGGGTGATCTTCATGCCCGCCGTCACCTGCGGCTTGCCCGCTGCCGAGGTATGGCCATAGCCAATGGTGAGAACGCCAGCAGGGCAACGATACGTTGTACCTCGGAACCCTTCATACTTCATGATAAGTGAGCGGGCTTTGGCTGATGTCTTCATGCTGTCCATCCTCACTTCGTGACTTGCTTCCCGATGTGCAGCAGGCGCTCGTCCATCATCTTGGTCCGCTCGTCCAGCCGTGACATCGTCTGCTCGATCTTGGACAGCGACTGCCACATCCGTACCTGATCGCTGTCCATCTTGGTCATATCGGCCTCTAGCCGCTCGACCTTGTTGGACAGCTTTGACGCCCACCAGATGGTCGTGGCCGCGTGGCCCAGAATTGAAAAGGCCAACCCCCAGAACGCAATTGAATCTAGAGCAAACACCGCTGTTACCTCCCCAACAGTCCGTCCAGCCGCCGGGGCTGCAGTTCGTTCATTGAATAATTGTAGCCTGCCGCAGCGCCGGGAATGCTGGTCATGCGAGCAACGTCTGCGGCAAACCTGCTGTTCAGCGGTTGATTGCGGTTAATGGATTGCAGGGCCGCGTGGAGCCTCACAGCGTCACTGCCACGGGCGGTTGTCAGAGCCTTAGCCACCTCTGTCGCAATGGCGTCCTTGCGCTGCTTCACCGCTTCGGGCGTCTGACCAGTAAACGCCTGCAGCACCCGCCTCGACGCTTGCAAAGGCTCTCCAGCCGCCGCGCGAGCAAACGCCCCGCCACGAGCCTGATCATCAAGCATGCTGTTGAACTCTTGGCGTTGAGCCGTCTTGCTGTTCTGGGCGACCGATGCCCTCAGTTCAAACGCCTTCGCCTGCTCATCGATAGCCTTGAACAATCGTGCGGACTGCCGAGGCCCAAGCAGCGTCTCCATCTTTTCGCGGCTTGCCCTGCTTGACAGGTCACGCAATACCTTGCGGCCTTCAGCTACCCCGGCAGCGTCACCAGACACAGTTCCTACGGCCTTGGCCATCTGGTCGTCTATGTATTGCCGAGCGCCTCTACGGGCCGCGAGAAGCTGCTCCCGGTCCATCCCCTTCACCATCAACGCAAAGTCGCCACGCTTGATGCTGGATCGGAATGCATCCTCCCCGATCTTTAACGCCTCAATGCGTGAGAGCGGGTCTGCCGCTGTCTTCAACGCTTGATCATACGCGGGAACGTGTGCGCGAAGGGTGCTGCGAATGTCCCGGCTCAAGTCACTGAGAGCCTTACCCTCTACTGTCACCGCACCGAGCGCGGAACCCCTCTCCTTTTCCGAGAGCGTATTGAGGGCGCGGGTGATGTAATCAAGCTGGCGAACATCAGGCATCTGACGGTACACCACAGAGCCATCATCAGCCACCGTGGCCATTATTTGCTGGCTTTCTTCGCCCATCAGCTTCATCAGCCGGTTTGCCTTGGCGATAACATCACCCGGCACCTGCCTCATCAGTTCCTCTATCTGCATGCCATCCGGCGAAGCGTAATCAATCGGGCTAGAGTAGGCTTGCTTGTATATAGCCCTGCGCTGTTGCTTGGTTGCATCGCGGATGCCCCGAATGGCCGTCTCGACGTTTTCTGGCTTGCCGAGGTAGGCGTCCAGAACGCCCGCCATCTTGCCGGTGGCCGCTCGCGCCCGCTGTTCAATAGCCGGTCGAACAACGCTGGTGGCTCCAGCGGTAGAACTTAACGTGGCGTCCAGCACATTCCGCGCTTCCGGGCCAACGTCAGCCAGCATTGCGTCAGCCCCGGCTGATGCCAGATTGTGCCGCCCCATTGCCTCCGGCGGCATCGACCTTGAGAGTATCCGAGCCGCGTCTGGAGACAACCCAACGCGCCCTGAGTTGCGGTTAAAGGTTCTGCGGTCAAGCAGGTTGCGTGTGCCTGCCTTTATTCCCTCCGATACCAGTGGTGTGGCTGCGCCGAAGACACCCCCGACAAACGTCCCAAGCTTTCCGCGCTCTTTAGCCACCTCCATTCGGCTCTCTGGCGTGGTGCCTGCGCCATACCCGCTGACAGTACCTTCTGTGCCGCCCAGTACAGCGCCAGTCGGAATGCCGACAGCAACCTTGCCAGCCGTACTTGTGGGCAGCATGCTGGTGAGTTTAGCCGGTGCGCTTATAGCTGCTACAGGAAGCGTAGCAGCCACGCCACCGCCCATCTGAAGCGCCAAGGACTGGCCGGGGTTTTCCCGACCTTCCCGGTCTTGCATTGCGCGGACCATATTGGTCGCTTCTTGCCGGTTCCGGCCAAACAGCTTCTCCGCAGCAAAGCCCAGAGCCTCGTCTGTATACTCACCAACGAATGGGATGCCTTGGAGAACCTTGGTGGCTTTTGACGCAATAGGGTGCCGCCGGGACCAATCTTCCATCTGCTTATCGACGCCGAATTTCTCACCGGACGCCTGCATGTTCTGGAAGATTTCTTCGATCTGTGCTTCCTGCGCCTCTTTTGGCAGAGCCAGAAACTCCTTACCAACCCTGACCGGACGGCCAGCGATCAGTATCTCGATCATGTTGTCATCCATCAGTTGGCTCCCGGTATCACATATGGAACGCCGCCGCTGGTTGTCCTTACGCCGGGAGTTCCAGCGCCACCCTGACCACCCCCCAGTATCTCCTGATACATACGGCGCAGGCGAGCCGTGCTATCGGCAAAGATTTCTGGTTTTGAGGCAGCGAACTCAAACATCGCCCTGTCCAATCCAAGCTGCGCTTGGAATGGGTCTGCCTTGAACGCCTCGGCGTTCCGCTGCATGTACTCTTGCACGAACCCAGCCATCGCGATCTTTCGATCGTTTGACGTTCTTATAGCTTCCATCATCAACTTGTTGCCCTGTGGCGTGGCCCCAAGGCGTGGAGTGCTATCGACTATGAACTGCAAGTCGCGGTCGGTTGGGTTCTGACCCAACTGCTTGACCATAGGAGCCACAATGCGATTTGAGACAGACTGGAGAGCCTCTTGACCTGCAACGGAGCCTAGGTCGAGACCAGTTACCTGCTTGACCTTCATCTTCCACGGCTCAGCCCAACCTGTAGCGGCCCCCTCTGACATCAATGCGCCAAACGTCTGCAGTTCAGCGTTTAATTGGCCAGCATTCGCGGCCCCGGACATGATGCTCTCGTACTGCTTCTGAGAATATTCTGACCACGGCTTGCCCTGATTGATTGTGACGTTTGACCCCCGACCTCCGACCATTGTCGGCTTGCCGGTTGCGTTATCCACCCAGATAGGGTCGGTCGGCTGGAACCCATAGGATGCCTTTTGCTCTGGCGACATCATGTAGCCTCCAGACGGCGCTGGGTACAATGCATCTGCAGCCGCCTTCATGTCACCTGCCGCAATAAACCCAAGTGCGCGACGGGCATAGGGATCAGCCGGGTTGGCTTCCATCTTGGTCCGGATTTGCTGCTCCAGTTCCTGACGGCCCAGAGTAGCCCGCATCTGCTCTTGCTGCTCTTGCTGCATCTTGGTCTTGAGCATCTGGTTCTGACGGGCGCTGTTGAGGCTGTCCATATAGCCACCGATGGGCGACTTGAGGTTGGCCATCATTCTTGCGCGAGCGTCCGGGGTCATCTCCTGACCCATCGCCAGCAACTGCAGGGACAGGTTCTGAAGCGCCCCGGCGCGGGCCAAGTTCACGTCCTGATTGGGAACGCCGAACTGCTGGTTGATTGCCTGCGGGTCTTGCCGCATCGACATCAGAGTGTCGAAGAAATTAGCCATTGATGTTGCCTCCCTGCATCGGGCCAAATCCAAGGTTTACGGCGAGCCTGCCGTTGATCTCTTTCACCTGATCCGGATACTTCTGCTTGACCTCTTGGGCCATCGGGCCGACGACCTTCGGGTAAGTCTTCGGATCGCCCTTGTAGCGGTAGGCGTACATGTTGAGGCCGGTCTCCTTGTCCCTCCCTACCTTCTCGATGTCGGTCTTCATCCGCCGGTCAGAAAAACCGAACAGGGGAAGCAGGGAGCCAATGCCGGTCGCCACCCCGGCTGCAGTCATCCACGGGTTGGACTGGGTGGGCTGGGTGGTCGTCTGGCTGGTCGGATACGGCGTCATGCCCAACGCACTCTGCATGATCGACAGTTGCTCTTGAGGATACTGACGCATCTGGTTGTAGAGGTTCTGGTCGGCGCTAAGATACGCCTGCTCCTGCTGCTGCAGCCGATCACCGGCAGACAGCGCCCCTTGAATGCCAGCGAGGTTGGCCTGCTGCCCCGCCGCAGCGAGATCGCCCATCGTGGCCGCGCCTTGAAGGTTGAGACCAGCGCCCTGCAGACCAGCCGCCTGATTGGCCATTCCGGCCTGCATCTGACGGGCCAAGTCTTGGTTCATCATGTTCATCGCCTGCCCGTAGCCCTGATTTCTCAGGTCGGCAGACATCATGCCTGCGGCCTTTGCAGATTCCGCGTTGGTCACGCCTTCCATCACCCCGTGACGGCTCCCGCCAAACGCACCCGCCGCACCCGCCGCATCAGCCACCTGATTGAGTGACATCTTGCGCTGGTCATCGAGGCGCTGCAGAGCCTGCTGCTCGACGTTCTGGATGTACGGCGACATGTACTGGCCGACGTTGCCCTGCAGGAACGATCCAGCCTGCACCTGTTGCGGATTGTAGCCCGCCACGGTCTGGGCCGCGTTCTGGGCTGCACCATAGGCCGCGTTGGTCGATCCCATATTTGCGCCTGCTGCCTGTATGGCCTGCATCTGCATCGGGTCCATACCAGCGACGGTCTGGCCTTGGTATGGCATCGTCAGGTTGTTGGCCGCGTCAGTGGCTCTGGAGATACCTTCCTTTGCGAACGACTCGATCCAGTCCGGTATCTGCTGCTGGACCGTTGTGGTCTGCGACCCGCTACTCTTTCCCATTTACAGCTTCCTTTCAAAAGCAACTGTTTCGGCCCAGCCGTACTGCGGGAGGACACGCTTCCACCCCCGCCGACCACGCATGTGCATCGACTTGCATCCCTGACTGCGGCCAAACTCTTCGATCTGAGGCTGCAGTGACATGACATCCTCCAGCCACCCAGCGGCGAGGAACACGTTGAGCGCCCGACCTCGCGGGTATTGCACGACCTCGGTCACGACCATCGCCCGGTCGTTCCACCAGCACTGCATGCCGCCGGTCTTGATGGCCTCGACCACGTCCTCGACTGTGTGTGTGTTACCGCCTAAATCTAATGCCTTCTGCAGCCGTTCAACCGGCACATCAATCGAAGGCATTTCCACTGACTGCTGCCGCCGACACAGTTCCACTGTCATCGACGGTGATCGCGTACACGGTGCCGTTTGGCGACTTGAGAAGCAGGCGCTCTTGAGCGAAACGGCGGCTGTTCACTTGCTGGAAGGCATCCCTGATCAGAAAGAACACCTCATTGAGGATGGCCGCATCAGCGCGGGTGATCTTCGGGATCGTGATGATCATCGACGCGCCCCCGGCGACACATCCAGCCGCACCTCAGACAGGCTCCAATCGCTGTCACCCAGAGCCTCAACCCGCATGCGGACATCGCGCCCAGTGACCCGCGTGTCGCAGTAGCCATCCGACCGCAGTGTGTAGGGGCCAAACGTGCGCTCAGAGCCTTGCGGCGTCTGCCGGGTGTAGAACGACAGCCTGACAGTGTCTGTGCCGAAGCCGTTTGCCACCATTGCCTGCTTGATCTCGACGTTCTGCTCACCGGCTGGTGGCACCCGGATCACGCTGGTCTCGGCGTAAATGTTGCCCTCGCGGGTGCCGTTGGTGCCATCTGTCCAGCCGGTGTCATGCTCCCAGACATAACCGCTGTAATCAGACATCAGGGGCTTCTTGTCAGCCAGTGCTGGACACATAGCCGAACGGGTCAGGAAACCAATCGACCACCAATTTTCAAGCCAATTGTAGATCACAAATTGATCCGCAACCGTGCTGCCCTTGCTGGGGAAGTACCAGTGGATTTCGGGCAGGGAACCGTGGTCAGAGGCATGCACCAGCGAGGTGATACTGTTGGGGCAAAGACATTCCTGCAGATAGTTCCATACCGGACACGGCACCGGTTCCACCACATTGCCATCTGTCTTGAAGAAGCCGTCGCGGCTCCAGAAGAAGCAGACGCCGCTGTCGTGTGCAAAGGCGCGAGGGCCGATGAGGCGGGCCTCTTCCAGTTGCGTTGCTCCGTACACAAACGGCTGGCCGATGTAGCGGACGGCGAACACTTCGGTCTCCGAGAAGATTACGATACCGTTCTTGACCTTGGCCGCAGCCACAAGTGGTGTACGGCTCTCAAGGTCGAGGAACCCTGCGGTGTTAGTCGTGCTGGCGTAATCCCAATCGGTCACGTCTTCGCGGCTTGACCACGCAATGCGGCGGGGCTGACTGTCGGCCCCGATGCACATGACGTGCCGCTCTTCAGTCACCGTGACAAACTGGTTGCCGACCGGGACGGATGCATCTGTCACCGTACCGCCCGACGAGGTCGTGTCCGATCCGGTATTGGCGTAGGTGAACTCGGTCGTGCTGGTGACAGTGACAGTGACGCTGGCATCGTCAAACGTGTCGTCAGTCACACCTGCAATGGCGACCTCATCGCCTGTTGTGAGATTGTGGGCTGATGAGGTGGTGATGGTGGCGACATTGGACGTGCGGCTGGCCGCTGAGATCGCGTAGACGCCAATCACGCTGCATGCAGTCTCTGGCGAGGTAACATCGTAGTAGAACAGCCTGCCGTCCGACGACGAGCATGCAATGACGTCCTCGCCCCAATTGTCTATTGACCATACAGGCACTAAGCCAGAGATCAACTCTGACCCGCTTGATCTGGCCGTTCCATAGGTTTCGGCTCCATACGGCCCAACACCATACCCCACCGGGAGACCGGCATCCGCGCTCATGCTGACCAGCCCAGACGGGCTGACATCGACATAGCCGTTGCTGGCAGAGAAGGAGCGAATTTCGGTCGTAGTCAGCAACAGGGTGCGCAGGAACGAGGAGTTGTCTCGCCACCGGTAAATCTTGCGGATAGTCCCAGACAGCGGCAGATTGGCTGCTGACTGTTTGATCCAACCACCAATCGGCTCAAGGACACCCTGCCGCCAGCGAACGAGGTTTACATCGTACCATCTACCCGGTGTGTCATAGGGTGTCGCCCCCCGGACAACGCCCGGAGGGATCGATACTGGCATAACTGGCATTGGATCGTCCTTATGCAGGCTCGGAGGGCCAGACCGGGTTGAACGGGTCAGTCGTATTTTCGGGTAGATCACGTAAGGCTTGGCGGTAGGTAGCCCACGCTGCCTGACCCACCGGGCTGTCAGCGACCTGTGTCCAATCACAGTCCATCAGTTTGACGTTGCGGTTGGAGCGAAGACGTGACCACGCATCCGCCTCACGCTCTGCGATTTCCTCGGCGGTGGCGTCTGTCACGACCCAGTTCTGGAGCCAAGCGCCGTTGACCTGTACCGGATCGCCCTCGGTGACGTTCTTGGTGTGGTCAACTTGTGGCCTGTCAACCGGCGTAACCGGATAAACGCCCCATTCCGCCAGCCCCTCATTGGACGGGGTTTTGGGGAACGAGGTGTTCGGGTTGTCTTTCCGGAGCTGGCCGATTGAGTACGGATATGTCTCGACCTGTCCGTTGGTTGTTTTGACGTACATTTGGATTGGTTCCTTTTACTAAGCAGGCTTCAAAACGCCAGTGAATGCCGCGCAGCTATACTGGCTGCTATTGGACGCGCTGAACGTAAATTCTGCTGGATTTACAACCCCAAGCCCCGGCCCCTCGACATACCCAGCCCCCACCACACTGTCTTCTGCGGACAGATAAGATGTTGAAATAAAGCCGGTCAGGTCTGAAGAACTATAAGTGGCTGCGCTGCCGCTATAAGCGCCAGCACCGGAGGCATACACCCACGCACCAGTATAGGCTGATGCGTCCAGAGATATGGGGTCGGCCAGCACGGTATTGCTGCGAGTGTCCGTAGTTGTCAAAGCAAACGGCGTAGTGGGGTCAACCCCGCGAAAAACGTGTATCGTGGAGGCACCACCCTTACCACCGGAAGTGCTGTACGACAGCTTTAGCTGGGTGTCTGGAGTTGCCCCGCAGACGCCCCACAAAACGTCTAGATTGGTATCGTAGGTGTCGTTCACATACTGATGGGTCACAACATTAAATGCACCTTGCTGATTACCCTGCATCCCCGTCGTGAAAGTAACTGTGTCTGCGCTACTCACCGAAACGATAATAATATCACCTGCGGCGGGTGTGCTGTCAGAGCCACCTGTGAGCGAGATGTCAAAGAATGTTGCCGCGCTGTAATAGGACTGCGAATAAAGCATTGACCCAACGAAGGATATGCCAGACGTGGCTCCCCCCAACATCCCCGCCGACCACGGCATAATCAACCCAGCCATAGCTTACGCTCCGTTCACGGCGTTGCCGTACAGTGTCGAACCGACCTTGAAGACGTGGACGACGGTGTTGCCGCTGGTTTGCAGGGTTGGGGCGGAGCCGCCGCCTGACAGCCAAGTAATCGTCGGCCAAGTGATCGTGTAGGCAGAACCGTCGTCGATCAGCAGCACCACGCTTTCACCGTCAGCCAAGCTGTCAGTAAACGTCGAGTTGCTTGACAGCGTTTTGGACTGCACCAGACCGTTGGCCGGGTCGATCGCGTTGGCGGGCATTGTCTCGGTGTCAACCACCAGACCATCGCTGATGGTCGGGTTGGTCAGCGTTTTGTTGGTCAGCGTCTGTGTGTCGGTCGTTCCTACGACAGTACCAGATGGTGCTGCCACAGTGGCGATGGTGCCGAGGCCGAGCGTCGTCCTCGCAGCCGCTGCGTCAGCGTCGTCAATGAGCGACCGGCCAAAGGACGTGATGGCGGCTTCGGCCCACGTATCTACGCCGGTCGTGTACGCCAACTTGTCGGCAGCGGTGCCGAGGGCTGCAAGGCTTGTCAGTGTGGCGTCATAGGCTTGCACGTCAGTGCCAATGGTTCCGGTAGCCGCATCACCCAGACCCAGTGATGTGCGAGCGCCCGAAGCCGTAGTTGCCCCTGTGCCGCCGTGATCAACAGCGAGAGACGCACCAGTGCCGTCGAAAAGCGCATCGATTGACGCTAGGTCAGAATTGATTTTGGTTCCCCACGTATCGTCGCTGCTTCCCACTTCTGGCTGAACCAGCCCCAGATTGGTGGTTGTTGTATCTGCCATATCTAGTCTCCTGTCAGGCCGCTTCCACTGCGGTCCAAATGTCAGTGCCTGCGGTCACTTCGGACCACGCTGGCGCGGTTGGTGTGGTCGCCGTCCAAGTGTCCGTGTCTGGGGGCAAACCAGACCACGTTGGCATAGCGGGGGTGGTGGGTAGCCACGTTTCGGCGTTTGCAGGGACTGGCGTCCACACCAGTCGTCCTGCGGTAAGCTGCCCACCAGACCCCAGCAGTGCGGCGCTGCGGTAGCGGATGCCGCCAGCAACCGGCGTGATGGTCCCGACTGCTGTGAGCGTTGGTGTCGGGTAGGCGATCTTGCTTGCGTCGGTTGACACGGTGCCTGATGCAAGCAGTGCGGCGTTCACGACAGCCAGCTTTCTGGCAGCGGCTGTCAGCGCCCCTGTGCCGCCGTAAAGACTTGCGCCAATACCGACACGCAGAGCGGCTGCGGCGAGTGCGCCAGCACTAACAGCAGACGCCGAGCGGCATCTGACACGACTGCCGGTCGAGCCTACCGACCCCTGTGCCTGCAAAACAGCTTCAGCGTAAGCCGTGCGTCTTACGGCAGCCGAAACAATGCCAGCGCCAGATAGCAGCGATGCGGCGTTGTTATTAACACGCGTATAGCTGGCCGAAAGCGAGCCAGACGCCAGCAAAGTCGCGGCATCTACCCGCTGCCTGACCGCATCGCTTGCGAGTGAACCTGCCCCATAAAGGTGGGCAAAGCCCGCGCCGATTTTTCCAGCGGTGGACGCAACTGACCCAGCAGCCGATAGCTGACCAGACGCGGACAGAAGTTTATGGGCTACACTTGTCAGAGCGCCAGAGCAGAGCAGTGTCGCCGCTGCAAATTTTGCCGCCGTGAATTGTGTGGCCGCAGCAACCAGCGCACCGCTACCAGCAAGAACGGCAGCATTCCCGTCGTTCACGCTGTATAGGCCAAGTCCATACGCCCCTGACCCGTACTTGCTGGACGGGACGGTTATGGTTTGGATTGCGCCGTATAGGTTAAGGCCGTAAGGCCCTAACCCATATTTGTTGCCCACGGTTGTTTAGCCCCTCTTATTAGGCCATCGTCAGGTCAAGCGACCCGGCGCTGATCTTGAGTTCGTCGTTGACTGCAATGGCCACCGAAGCTGTGAGAGCGCCGTGCCAGAGGCAGTTGCCAGCGGTCGAGGCGTCCCACACGCTGACGTGGCTGACAGTTTCCCAGTTCGTCGTCGTGTTTGGGCCAAACGTCAGGTCGGCGGCGTTGCTGGCGGTGTCGCCCGTAACCGTGAACGTGGCGCTCTGGCGGGCGTAGCCATTGCCGCTGATTTCACCAGTAGACGGCGAAGCGTCGGACGGGGCCGAGGTGTGCAAGGCCACATACCACGCAGTCGGGCGCGTTGCCGACCCGGTGGTCATCAGCCAGTCCAATATCAGGTTTTCTGCGTGATCGGTAAGCGCGCTCATCCGAATGTCCTCTTTCGTGAATGAAGGCCACCCTCTGGACGCTTGGCGCGTTCAGAAGCATAGCCAATTGCATCGATGCTGCCTTTGTACATGCTGGCCCACATCGGCATGCGTTCATCGTTTTTGAGATATGGTTCAGCGTGAACCAGCGACCCGAACAGGTAAGCGTCCGGGTGGTTTGCCAACAGCCAGTTGCTGGTATTGTTATTCGACAACGTCGGTATCTTGGCGTAGTAGGTCATCTCGACATCCGTAGATGCCGAGGGTGCCGGGAAGATTTGGAACTTGTTGTTGATGATCGTGTAGACGATTGGATCACCTGCCCGCTGGGTGGCTCTGACCTCGGCCATCCCCATTTGGGCAACGTATTCCAGAACGACCGGCGGCGAGCCGATGGTGATCAGGCTGATTGTCTCCAGCCAATCGACCGGCATGTTGACGTAACCACCGCTGATAGTGGACGTGTCCCGCTCGATCATTTCGTTAACGCGAAGCTGCCGGTTGAGAGCCGCTTCAGTCAGCGTGATAAAGGTCGGGATCACCGAGGTGAGATCGTCGCGGTTTAGCCAGTCAGCAATCGCTGTCTGCAGTTCCGCATACGTTGAGATCGCCATCAGTTGGCCTCCAAGATCACCGGCTTGTCCTCGGCCTGCAGTTTCTTGCGAGCCGCAGTCACCTCGTCCTTCCAGACTTCCGCGTGTTCGTGGCGGTAGGCGAAAGTGCCGATGTGTTCGATTTCCTTGCTGGCATCGTGGTCGAGCCAGACGGTGTAACCAGCCTCGCGGGCGATGCGGCAGAAGTAGATGTCTTCGCCTGAGTAGTTGCCAGAGCGGGCGCTGTAGCCGATCAGGTGCCACGGCATCGGCAGCTTCTTGTAGACATCTGCCTTGACCAGCATGCAGCCCATACCCATCGAGGCGACCTCTTCGAGGCCGGTGCTGTCTTCGTGGGTGTAGACGTGTTCAAGCGTCTTGAAATTCTTGAAGGCTGTCGGATGACAGGGCATGCGCCGCGTGGCGTAATTGCAGCCGACAATGTCCTTCTTGCGATCCGCAAGCTGGCGGTAGATGTCCTTCGGAAACCTCATGTCGCTGTCCAGCCACAGGATGTGGTCTGCCCCGGCGCTGAGAGCCTCTCTGGCGAGGTTTTCGCGCTGGTCGCAAATCAGCGTACCCATCGAGGTTAAGGTCACCAGAGAGCCGCCTTTAGGGGCTTCGTGAGCGCCGAAGAATGCCGACATGCGGGCGAGGTCATAGGCAAACCCGGCATCGACCTGATCTCGGCAGGGAACGCAAACTGCTAGTCTCATTAGATGGCTCCTGATTTGGTTCTGAAGAACCGATTGTCGTAATCATTGAGCCACCGCTTCATTGCCTCGTCGTCGTCGGCAATGCCCTTCCGCTTGAGGTCGTAGTAGATCGACAACGGGATTGATGCCACGCGGGTCCACTCACCCCAGCGATCCGGCGCGTTGTTGTACGCATCCCGGTTGGCCTCGATGATTGGAGACATGTCCTGCTCCGTCTCGATGTAGAAGCAGTTGTCGCTGTCGTCGTAATGGAAGAAGCGGCGAATGCCCAATTCCGGGCTTTCGCTGAACGGTATACGGCTCATGTGATGATCCATCTAATGGGACGTGCCGCCATCTCGGCGGGATAGTGAAAGGGGGGCCGAAGCCCCCCAGTCAGACTTAGCTGTCAAGCAGGTCGGCAATGATGCCGTGCGCAGCCTGATTTTTGACCTTGAGGCCGAACTCAACGAGGATCATGCGGCGCTCCGAGTCGCCGGTCACCGCGAGCTTCTTGGTCTGGTAGCCGCGCAGATACGCGACACCCGCATACTCCGGATCGAGGACGAACACGTCACGCGAACGCTGGAAGCGGTTTGCGATCATGCTCACCTTGCCGAAGTCGGACAGATACACGTCAGCCGTACCCACGATTGCGAAAGGCTTGGCCGAGGTGTTGTTCATCCGGTTGGCCTGAATGCCGGTGAAGGCCGATGCCACGGTCTTGTTGTGCGCACCCGCCATCATGATCTTCGGATCACCGCCGTTGTTCCACATCGACTGGATCACGTCCTTGAGCATCTGCTCGGTGAAGGTACGCTGAGTACCGTCAGTACGGGCCGTGTCGATGTAGCCGTTCGGGGCCGAGGTCAGAGCGCCGTTGGAGCCGTCACCAGCCTTCGAGACGTTGGAGGTCAGCCACGTCGGAAGACCGGCGGTCTTGCGAGCGGTGGTCGAGTCACCAATGACCGATGCCTGATTGAACAGCAGGGCGGTTTCTACGTCCCGCTTCAGTTCAGACGAGGCGCGGGCCATATCGTAGGCAAGCCTGCTCTTGTAACCTGCGGAATCGACACTCTCGATAGTGCCGGAGGTGCCAACGACCTTGCGGCTGATCTGAGTGTAGTTCCCGACGCGGTTAGTAGCCGCGCGGCTGTCGAGCGTTGCGTCGTCGCCTTCAATTGCGGCATTCGTAGTAGAAGCCGCTGCAAGCGAGTCGGTAAGCCATTCGAAGTAAGTATTGGACACGTTTTCACGGCCAACATTACTCATAAATGGGGTTTCCTCTGGCGAGATGTCATATATCATGCTGGAGAGGTCTTCACGAATATTGTTCGCATCATATTTGTCGAACAGGTTTGTCGGCTGAGCCATTGCTCATCCTCCTTCTAAGGACGCGCCGTCATCACGACGGGGCTGTGGTTGCTAAAGAAGGGTCTCAAACAATGCGGCTGCATCGTGTATCGACCCAGACTTGGCGAGACGCTGCTTTGCCTTTGTCTGCTTGGTCTGGCTGCGAGGGGCGGCTGTTGCCGATCCTGCAGAGGCCGTGCGTGGCCCCTTTGAAGCTGCCGCCTTTGGCCGCTTGGCCATCATGCGGTCGTACTTCATTGCCTTGTTCAGAATGACGATTGCCTTGTGGTCGTAGGCCGCGTTCAACTCTTCGTCCGAATAGCCCATTGAAAGGCCATACTCGCGCAGAGCCACACGATCTGCATCCCACCGGGACTTGTCTCGCCACTCCGGAATGGCTTCCAGCAGCTTCTGCTTACTCAGTTCGATTTGCTGCTTGGTCGCCATTGCGCGGGCTTGCGCTTCTTGCTGCGAGAGATATGCCTTCTCGGCTTGTATCTTCTGCAGCTTCTGCGCCCGGTCATTCCAAACGTCCCGCTGACGAACATATTCAAGCGGGTCTTCCTCATACAGACGACCCCAATCAGGCTCTTGCGGCTGCATCTCTGCCAGCGTCTGTTCAAGCGCAGACAGCAGGGTCGCATACTGTTGGCGTTCCTCGCGGATTTCGTTCAGTTCGCCGTGTAGCTGCGACCGTTCAGCCGAAAGCTGTTGGGTCTTTTGGGTGAAAATGGCCTGCCTCTGATAGCCTTTGACTACCTCGTCCAGCGGAAGCCGCTCTTCCTTGCCGTCGATCTTGACGGTGACAAGATTGGCTTCTGGTTCGGGGTCTTCATCGGCATCATCGTCATCAGCCATCGCCTCTACGTCATCGGCACCATCTTCTTCCGAACCTTCCGGCTCGTCGTCTAGTGGCGTCTCATCCGATTCCGCTTCGGCTGCAAGCGCCTCGGCATCATCAGCCGGGGCATCCTGTTGTGGTGCAGATCGCTTATGAAGGGTTGGGTTCTCCGCTTCGCGGTCCAAGAATGCTTCAAAGGCATCAACAACACTGGAGGGTCCAGTCCCGCCCGGTGGAGGGGTCGGGGTATTGGAAGTAGTCATCAGGTTTCCTTCTCAGGGATATGCGCCGCCATCTCGGCGGTGCGGTTCACTCACTGGCGTTTCGAATTGATCCGCCTGTTGTGGGCTTCGACCTCAAGGCCACGGGCCACACTCCGCATCTCGTCGCGCAGTTCCTCGACTGCCTTGTATCGATACCAGCACTGCTCGCGGCTGATCGCATCGTCCGGGTTGGTCGATGCCCACCGCTCAAAGTGCATCTTCTGGATCGCGTCCAGAGCCTCAGTCAGCACCGGGTCATCGAGCAGTTCACCTGCCCGTCTGGCCTTCTCTTCACGGTCCATAAATGCCTCAGATCAATGCTGCGGGTTCGCCGCCCAGAAGACCCTGTTTGCCTGCAGCCTCGCGGGCAGCGGCCCAACGCTTTTTCTCACGCTTGCACTCGTCGTCCTTGCAGGGCTGCACCTTGTCCATCTTGCCCTTGCCGCGATCCCGGTAGACTTCGCCGGTATTGAGGACGATGGTCTTGGTGTCCGGATCGACAGCGACAATGGCCTCTGGCGGTTGATCTGGGTCAACCAGACCGCCGTTCTGCTTTGCCGCCTCTTCCGCCACCGCCGCCGTCTGCTCGGCCTGTTGCTGGGGCGGGATCGACCGGGTCTTTTCGGCCTTGAGGCTGTCTGCCTTGGCCGTCCTGTTGACGCCTTGGAACGACGGCATGCCTTCTGGCATCAGCCCGTCCATAATCTCGGCCAGCGGCCCTACAACCGGCTCTGCCTGTGCGACCTGCGGTGCTGGGGCTGGCTTGCTGGCTTCCAAACGGTTGGTGTTCTTCTTCAGCGAGGCGAACTGGGCGACATCGATGCCTTGGTTCATCGCAGCCGTGGAAAGCCGAGACAGCGTCGGGTGGTCTTTGACCGTCAGCGTCTTGGTCTTCTCGTCATACTGCAGGCCAAGGTTTCGAAGGCCCTTGAGCGCCTCTGTCCTGATCCGCTCATCCGAGATGAAGCTGGAAGCAAACTTGCCAAGCATCTCCTCGGCTTTCTGCCGACCGATCTGCAGGACGCGGGCTTCATCGATCTTGAACGACCGAGGCTGGTCGTAGGTGTCGGTGGGGCCATCTTTGAACGGACCTGCCCAACTTGCAGCACCCGGCACCCCTTGCTGAGCAGCCAGTGCAGCGTCGGCCTCGGCTTCGCTTAGCGCCGCGCCTTCCAGACCCTCTGTGTCACCGCCAATCTGGCCTTCCATATAGGCGTCCCAGAGCGCCTCCCGCTCGTCCTTGGACAGCCCGTTGTAGTAGTCAGCAGCGGCCTTGCCCTCATCGGCCTGCCGCATCTGCTTGCTCGACCATCGACCAGCCTTGCGAGCCTCTGCTGCACCCTGATCGCCCTGATATGCGCCGTGGTATGTCACCATCATGTCGGGCGAGGCGAAGGGCTGTCTAGCCAGCCAGCTTGCCAGCTTTGCGCCAGCCTCGATTTGGGCCTTCGTGACATCCGCGTTGTTCTTGGCGATGACCTCGACGCCGATGGAAGTGGAACTGCTCACGCGCGGGTTTCCAGCGCCAGTCCACCGCTTGTTCTTGATGCTGTCGCTTGTGTGAGAAGCCTTGGAGTTCGGGTTTTTCGTTAGCTGGTGAACAGTGCCATCGCGGTCGATCATGAACTGCACGGCCACTCCGCGAGCCTTCATGCCATTCATGTGGGCTTTGCGCGATCCCGGTCCAGTATGGTGGAAGACCAGCGCGTCTACAGTTTCAATGTCACCCCGATCTCGGAACCAGCCCTTGTCTTCGGTGTCGATGAACGAGGGTTGATCAGCCGCGCTCTCAGCGTCAGCCTCCCCATCCGCTCCCTCGCCCTGCAACAGCCCCTTGATCGGGTCGGTGATTGCGTCTGTTACCTTCTCAACAGCCTCTTGCGCCTTCTCGACAATCGTCTCGCCCGTCATCGGCTTGTCTGCCGGTGCCGAGACCGGTTCTGCAACCGGTACATCCGGCTTTGGACGCACTGCCTGTGCAGGCACGCCGGACGGGGTGCTGCGCGACGGGCCAAGCAACGACTCTGGCGGGTACACGACCAACGGCGGCTTTGGCATCGGGATCGGCGGGGCCGAGATCGATGGCTGGGCCGGGGGAGCAGGCGGCTGGGAAACCGGGATGCTCACCGTCGATGTCCGCGATGCAGGCTGCGGAAGACCACTCGGCATTGTCCGCCCAATCTGGCGGAACGTGTCTGCGATCTCCTCCGGGCTTGCCGCTCCGAGAAGGCCGCGTGTGTAGCCAGCGGCTACCGGGTCGGTATTGGCAAACGAATAGTCTGCACCCAGTCCTGCATTGCCGGTGTAGGGCCGTGACGGGGCTGGGAGACCGGCGTCATCCATTTGCCTACTGGCTTCCATCGCCACCGACTCGGCTTGCTGTGCCTGCCGCTGTGCATTCTGCGCCAGAGCCTGTCGGCCCATTTCCGCAGCCATCTCTCGCTGCGCCATCTGGGCCTGATCGACCGAGCCATAGGCATCGACAGCCGCGCTTTGCTGGCGCTCACTGGGGGTGCCATACGGGTTGTTCTCGTTCGCAGCGACATCGATGGTGCCGAGGTCAACCGGCTCCGAGAAGTCGTCAGTGTTGACCGTGGTGTAGCTTTCCGGCTCCGGAACGCCAAGGCGATCCTGTATGGCTTTAGAGGCTTGTACCGGGTTCTGGCCAAAGCCAAAGTCACTTGCAATTGCCTGCCCCGTGATCCGGCCTATGTCGAGTAGGCCACTGATCGTCGGGTTAAGACCGGGGCCACTGAGTGGGCCACCGAAATCCTGTTTGACGCCATATGACGGCTGGGCCGGGGGGTTGGTCTCGGAAAAGTCAGAGACCGCGCCCACATTCGAAGGCGCAAAGGCATCACGCACCGCTGCCGCATCGGATCGGGGGCCGAAACCCGATACGGACTGGCCAGCTACCACTCCCCCCAAGCCGATACCTGCCATTGTGTCAGCATCAAGCCCAGACCATCCCCCCATAGCGTCCATAGCAGACGGGGTGCCAAGCGAGCCTTGGCCAATGCCGGTGGCGGAACTCGGCCCCATCCCCATTGACGGGGCGTAGCCGCCGAGAGGGTCGGCGTTGACAGACTGCCCCCGAACAGCGGCGGCAATTGCGCTGTCGAGGCCCATCTGGCTGGACGTGCTGGATGGAGCCGAAGGCGCTGGCGCAAACGATCCAAAATCAGTCATGCCGATAGCTGAAGTCGGCGCAGAGGCAAGAGAGCCAAAGTCTGTCAGGCCCAACGTAGACATATCGCCAAACGCCAGCGCGTCCGACGCTGCAGTCGTCGCCAGACCATTGGGCATCGCGGTAACCGTTGTCGGAGCCGAGATCGTCGGCAAAGCTACTGGCGGTGCTGTTACGGTCGGCGCTACAGTCGGCACAGACGGCGCGGCTACAGACGGCTTTGCCTGATAACCAGATGCCGGTGTCAGGCCGCTGTTGAACGCCGCTACACCAGCTTGAAACGCCCCATAGTTGACGTTGCCCGGTACAGCGTTGCCATAGGCGTAGCCGCCACTTGTGTAGCCGCCGACCTGACCGCCGCCAAAGTTTGTGTTCTGCGCACCACCCGTTGCCGATGTCTGGCCAAAGCCGCCCGTGAAGTTGCCGACACGGGCCTGATCAATGCCTTGATCACTTTCTGGCCCCAGACCGCCGCCAAAGTTGCCGTTTGTTGACGCACCGCCGCCGGAACTGGACCCGCCGCCCCCGGAACCTCCGCCGTCCGATCCGCCATAGCAGGGACGCGGCAGGAATTTCTCAAGAAACCCTTGCAATTGCTGCTCCCATCTTTGCGTATGGCTTGCGCCAAGGCCGACGCCACTGGGCGTTCACGCCGTCACCGTACCGCTCGCCAAAGTACCGGCGAGCCTCACGCACAATCTTGCCTACCGATCCATACGGGGCGACCAGATCGATGATCCACAATTCGCCCTGATCGTTTACCCAGTCAGCCCCGCCAATCACGTCATTGTCGTGCAGACGTTCCAGACCCGCATCATCCAACATCACCCACGTCATGACCGCCATACCGGGCCAGTGAAGCAGCTTGCCGTTGTTGGCCGCGTCCACGAAGCGATACTGTACCTGCCACAGCGGGATGTTGTCGTAGGCCCGTCCCGCCAGCAGCAGGTGGACGATGTCACCGACCGCTGCCGCCGTGATCAATTGGCACCATTCATCGGCCCGCGTGGCATTTCCATCTTGGCGATGACGCCCTCGATGTTGACCGGCTTGTTGTATTTCAGTTCCAGTTCAGCGGCCTTGAGCATTGCGTCTGCAATGTCCTTGTCGCGCTTGCGGTCGTCGTCCATCTTCTGGCTCATCGCATCCTGCTGGGCCTTGCCCTGTGCAATGGCGATGTCTGCCTTGATCTTCTCGGCCTCGACCTGTGCCAGCATCTGGGCCGGATCAGGCTTTGGAGGCTGTTGGGACGCGGCCTGTGCGGCTTGCTCTGCCTGTTGGGCAGTGATGGGCTTGAAGAACTTGGCGGCGTCCTTGAAGCCGTTCAGTTCCAATATGCGGCCCAGTGTCGTGCGGTACTGTTCCAGCGTCACCAGCGGATTGCCGGGGCCGAACTGGGTCAGTATCTGCTCCTGCTTGCCCAGCACCTGCATCAGCAAGGCGGTCTTTTCGACCGGGCTTCCGTTGCCGAGGCCGACGTTCACCACAACGTCCATTTCAGCATTCCACGCCGAGGGATCGACCGGCACCCACTCGTTGCGCAGGCGTACCACGCGAGGGCGATCCTGATGGCGGATGGTCATCTTCAGAAGGCCCTTGAACAGGCGCTTGATGCCGGTCTCGGCAAACACGCGGGCCACCATCTCCAGACGCTGTTGAGCCGCCGCCATAGTGGCCGTGACAGCCGCCTTGGTGGTAGACTGCAGGACATCGGCGTCGAGGCCCTGAGATGCCTTTGTAATGCCCGTGCGAGCCGCTCTGATGTCGTCAAGATAGGCAATGAGGGGGATAGCACTCTGGCCGACAAACGGCTCTGAGAGAGGCTGTACGGCCCCCGGAGCCTTGACGCGGATCACACCCCCGATTTGCGTATTGAGGACATCGTCCAGATTAGCCTGAGACTCGACCACGACAGTGCGCGGGTGGATTACCTGCGCGAGGCTGTCGAGGGTGGACCGGATCAGGTTGGTCTTGATGAGTTGCAAGTCCTTCACCTGATCGGCAATGCTCGCCCCGATGAGGGTATGAGGCGTCGGGTCCGGGCAAAGCACCGCAAACGGCACGTCTTCGACCACTTCGTCGTGCAGGATGTACGCCGCACCGCCAATCGAGCAAACCTTCCTCAATTCAGCGATGCCGTCGCCGTCCTTGTCCACCCGGATGTAGCTTTCAACGTACAGAATCTTCTCATTTGCCTCATCGACCGCATTGGCGCGGGAGAAGCGGAAATTGAGGGCCTCGTTACGGGTTTCAGCCTCGGTGTTCAGTTCGAAGCCGTCTGTCGAGCCGCCATTTTCGCGGATTTCGTCCTCATCGTAGCCCATTGCGACCAGTTCAGAGACCGTCGCCAGCTTGCGGTGGCCAATATACTCGGCTGTGTCGAGATCGCGGGCATTTCTGGCGACCAGAAACTCTTCCGGCGGGATGCATTCGACGCGGAAACGCGGGGTCTTGCGAGTGCGGCGGATTTCCAGCGAAATCGTCGGCGGAAGCCCCTCTTCTTCCTCGATTTCCTGCTCCAGTATCTCGACGCCTTCGTCCAGAAGCAGGATCGCAACGTCTTCCTCGGTCATGCCGGTGTATTTGTACTCGGCAACCTCGGTGTCCTCATCAACGCGCCACTTGATCACGCCCGTCTTGGAGATCAGGGCGTCCTTCATCGCGTTGTAGAGGATCGAAAACCCGTCATTGTCGCTGTTGAAGATGTAATTGATGTAGTCAGTGGCCTGCTCTGCCGCTGCAATGTCCTCAACCTTGCGCGGGGCGAACTCTACCGCCTTCTCACTGCTGCAGAAGACCCGGAGCAGCGACGGCATCATCGCTTGCACCACGTCCCTGACCTCGGACATGACAATTTGCGACCTGCCCTCTTCTTCGTTACCGATAAAATCTCCCCTGTAGTAAGAAAGCGCCTGTTCGCGCTCCGGGGCGATGTGTTCATCGATGTAGAAGGTGGCGTCAGAGATCGCGGACTTGATCACGCCCTGATACTTCTCTTCAGCCATAGGCTCTTTGTCGCCCAGACCGTGTTCAGCGATCTCGTCGTCGTCTTCGTAAGCCATTGTGTGCCTTTCAGAGGTCACAGAAGCGGCGCTGGGCCGTCTTTCTCGCGGTTGTAGTCGAGGGCCTCGGAGCCAAGTATGCCAAGGCCACCGCCGATCCCGGCCAAGCGCATCGCGCGGATCACATCTTCATGCGTTGTCTTCTCGCCGCCGACAGCGTCCCAGATGCTGTGATGCGTCAAATGCTGGTAGTAGGGCTGCAGCTTGCGGGCCGTCTTGACCTGCATCGCCTTCTGGCGGGCTGCGAGGCGGTCAACAGCCTCATTGCCACCCTTCCCACCCTTGCGGGCGATGTACTTCGACGCCTCTTTGGTCGGCCTGCCGGTGTGCAGGATGATCTGGCGGGCATCGAGGGTCGGCAGGTCGCCACGGCCAATCAGCGAGGCAAAAAAGCCTGCCTTCGAGGGGCCGATGCCGAACATGTCCTTGGCAAACTCACGCCACTCATCCGGCGTCGAGGCAAAGTTCTTGGCGCGGGCAACCAGATCAGACGCCCTGCTCTCATTACCCGGCAGGTTCTCAGCCGCCCACCGCAGAGCCTGCGGGATGTCGGTCTCATGCTTGCCAAACGGGGCCATCACCTTGACCGCGTTGGCAATCGCCTTCTCGTCAACCTTACCCTTCTCAGCCTTGTCGAGGTAACGCTTGCCAATCGGTGACAGGAGCCACTCCGAGAACGCGCCTTCCGGGCGGATTTTCTTGATGGACGGGTCCAGCTTGAGACCCGCAGCCCGAACCTTGTCGGCATCGACAGACTGGCGCTGGATGCTCGACCGGGTGATGGTAAATGCCTTGATAAGATCACGCGCCGTCAGGCCAGTTTCCTCGGCCTTCGTCGCCATCTCATCCATAAAGTTCCCGAACTTCTTGACGTGCGGGGGCTGCTCCGTAAGGCCAACCTCGGCGGCAACCTCTTTGGCATCGCGCCAAGCCCAGTCATCGAGCATGCCGGGGGCATCTACGTAGTCGTCAATCGGCTTGCGGATCGCATCAGGGCCAAGAAGGCCGATGATCTGGTCTTCGGGTACGCCAGCTTGGCTCAGTTGGGCAGGGGAGAGGTTGCTTGCTGCTGCGAGACGATCTTCAAAGCCTCCTCCAGAGCGCGGGGGTGCGTATACTCCACCATTTCGATTTGGCCCAGTATTTCCTCGTCCGAGATTGCTTCCGGCCCCCGCTGCTCGCACATTTGCGTCAGCCGACCGCCCAGCACCCGCAACTGCCGAGGCGTCAGAGAGGCCAGTTGTGTCGGGTACAGCGTCTTCACGCGATCCCCGAATGCTTTGAATTGCAGCGGCTCGTTCTGCATCTGAACCTTCCCATCTCATGACAACGACATCGGGGAAACCCTGAGACTCGTCCCAGCCATCCCGACGCCAAGCATCCAAGAGGTCATTATAGGCCCTCTCGCCGTGGTCTGCAATGTATACGTCCTTCGAGAACGGCACCCGGCCAGCCTCGGTCCAGCCGAACTGGCCATAGTAATCCGGCAGAAAGCCGTTTGGATACTTAGCCGACTTGACCGCGAAGGCGTCGAGGATGTTGACGCCGCTCTCCAGCGCCTTCGACATGATCGCAGGCACCGCAAAGCCCTTGGAATTAGGCTCGTTGTTGACCACCCCGACAAGCGCCTTGTCGCCCGGTCTGGGGTCAACGCCTGCCCAAGAATAATCAGGCTTCTTGTCGATGCCGAAAAACACCTGTGAGTCGCCAAGCTGGAACGCTTGGAACTCGCCATTCTTGTAGGCCCTCTCGATCTCCTTGGAGTCGTAGTTAGTCAGCGCAGGCTTGTAGGGGCTGTTCTCGATCCCGCGCTGGAAATCGGTCGCGCTGATGCCACCCTGCTTCTGGGTGACGCCCTGTGTCTTCCAGTTGTCCAGAAGGTAGTGAGAGTAGAGCCGGGTCTGGGTCGGCGTCAGGCTGTTGGCGTCCAGAGCCGCAGCGTTCATTGCATCGATCTGGCGCTGGCCGATAACCTCTGAAGGACGCTGCATCGAGAACGCCCGGTAGGCGTCCTTCTCAGGCGCAAGCATCGTGCGCGGGTCCGACCAGTAGTCGGTGAACATGCTCTTCATGCCGGTCGGGTTCTCAAGGATGCCGTACACCTCGCCCGGAAGGCCCCACTCATAGCTGGGGTTCGGGATACCCGCCTCGGCCAGATTTACCGCATGACCGGCTGAAAAATCAGGCTTCAGAAGCAACTGGATGTCACCGGTAGGGGTGCCACCCAACAGCGGCTCAATCGTCTCATCGAGGATGCGCTGGACGTTCGGAAAGCCGAGGCTTTGCGTCCTCGACTTGGCCATCTCCTTGGCAATTTCCTTGCGGGCCTCAAAGCTGATCGAGCGCAGGAACTCAGGCAGCTTCGGATCGCCAATGCCGGGGAACTTCACCAGCGCCTTCAGCTTTTCATTGCTGCTCTTGCCCAGACCCCGGATCGAATTATTTACCTCGGTCACAGCGGCAGGCGACACGCGCCCGTCGCGGATGTAGGCCGCTGCGGTGTCCATAATGTCAGTCACGACCGCCGTGTTCGACATGTGGCTGTTGTCAGCCATACCGGCAATGGCAATCAGGTCAGGGTTCTGGTTCTTCTTCAGCTTCAGAATGTTTTCGCTGTCGTTGGCCCAGACCACGCCCTTCGCCACGTTCTTCGGGTCAAACGCAAAGCCAGCGCCGCCTGTGGTCACGCGAGGAGCAACCTTGCTGCTGTCTATGCCCTCATATACCGACCCGGCAGCATACTTGTCGGCAAACGACGGCATGATCCGCGCGTCACGCAATTCTTCCGGCTTCAGCCGCCGAACATTCGGGTCCGCGAGGGCCTGCTCCCAGTACGTTTTGCCCGATCCCAGTGGGACGCTCTGCTGTGGTGCAGGCTTCCCGTCCAGCGCCGCCAGCGCCGTGTCAATGGCATTGAGCATCGGCTTGATCGGGTCCACGCCAGAGTTCATCTGGCCTGCCTGACCGGAAAATGCAGGGCCACGCTCTTCCAGCCGTCGAGCCGCATTCGCAGCCTCAACTCGGCGGGCATTGTCCAGCGTCAGCCCGGATCGCGGCAGTACGCCACCACCCGCGATCTCTGGCATCATGACATCCATCATCATGCGGGCGTCACGCGCGTTCTTGACCGTGTCAGAGCGATCCGCACTCACACCAGTCAACTGCGAAATCTCATCGAGGATCGCACCTGCCGTAGCAGCGCCAACCCCGGCCAAGGCGTCTAGGCCACCCAGAGCCATCTTGCCCTGCGCCATCAATCCTTCCGGCGACAGCGGGTTTAAGGCAAACGGGTTGTCTGCAATGTCCTGCGCCCCCGATGCCATCATCTCGCGGCCACCGGCAGTCTGCTCCGACATCGCGTCCCACAGCGTCGAGGGCTGGGGCTGCATCGTCTGGACCTGATCGGCAGGCACCCACTGGCCGGTCGTCATATCCCCGTCCGGGCCGGGAACAAACACCATACCCCGCTCTGGAACAGCCGTCTGCTGGCGCTCATAAAACTCGCGCGGATAGACGGTCAGTTCAAGCGGGCCAGCCATCAGCGACCACCTCTCTTCCACCAGTGGTGGCCGTAGTACTTCGGCTCAGAGCCGGTTTCCCAGCCGCCTTGAAAGTTCATGTCGCCGCCGCTGTTGGGGTTGCCGAAGCCGTCAATGCGGTCCCGATACCGACCCCCGAAGCCCAGTGAGCCGCCGTACAGGACGTTACGCAGCGCATCACGGCCATCGTCTGTCTTGGCCCAGTCAATGAAGCCCTGATTGGTAGGCAGTGAGGCGTAATCCATCACACTCCCCGTATCAGCCGCCGGGGGTGTTGCCGGGTCCGGTGAAGGGGCTGGTGAGGGAGCCTGTGAGATCGGCATCATGCCCCCACCATAGTTCGGGGGCGTATATCCAGCCGGTGATCCCGCAGGCATGCGAGGCCCCAGAACGCCAAACTGGCCATACTGCTCGCGCCAGTCATTCCACCACTGCGGCGCATACGCCGAGCCAGTGGCAATATCCCCGGTGCCAGTGTCCTCGGTCTCTTCGTCGCGGCTCCGCCTGCCTTCACCGCGTCCGCTGCTGCTGCCGCTCGATCCACCCATCACACAATCCCCTTGATCACACGCCGCAGCGGCTTGCCCGGTATCCAGTGAGACGAACGCCCACCAACCCCCGCAGCCATCGATGCAAACGTCAGACAAATAGCGTCAGCCAAGTCCGGAGAGCGCATGCCCCGGCGCTTCATCTCAGCCTTGCCCTCAACCTTGATCTTGCCGCTGCTCGTAAACGTGAAACTCGGCGTCACCAGTTCCTGACGCAACTCATCGCTCTTCGGCAGCTTGCAGGCCCGCGCCTCAAGCCACTCCTTCAGCGACAGCCACAACTCATCCCGCAACTTCGCCGCCTGCTGGTTCAAGGCAGACGCCTCGGACACATTCACGTCCCGAACATTCCACCCCAACTCGCGCAGGCGATCCGCAACCCCGGAACCCAGCCCAATCGAGTCAACCATTATCTCGACCGGCTTGTCCTTCTTCGCCGCGTCAACCACACGGCCCACCGTCTCCATCAGATCAGCACCAGTCCAATGCACCAGATCAGTGATCACATTGCCCTGACGCTTGCACAAGACAGTCCGATCAGACCCGAACCTCGCAACGTCAACCCCATAGACAACCGGAACACCCTCATCCAAGAAGATGTCCCGATCCATCGCCGCATCCACCAACTCAGCCGGGATCAGCGTGTCATCATCCGCTAACGGGAACTCACCCAGCACCCGCACACGATACGCATTCGACCGATCACCATACGTCTGGCGAATTTGCTCAACAAAGTCCGGGTCAACATACGGGTTGTCTACACAACTCACCCGCATCGTCTTCCACGACTCGCTCAAGCCGTGATGGGTCTGGAAAAACAAGCCACTCGACCGCGTCGGGTTGCCAATCAATACCGTCGTCGCAGACCGACCCGACATCGAGCCAGCCGCACTCTCATACACCTTCTCCGGAATAGCCGACGCTTCGTCCGCAATCAGCAGCACGTTCTCCGAGTGAACCCCAGCCAACGCCTCCGGACGCTCCGCTGAACTCGTCCTCGCAGAGATAAAACTACTCTCCGGCGCAGCCCTCAAAACCACACGGTCGCTGAACACCTCAAAGCTGTCCCGCAACCATTCCGGCAACCGGTTGATCCAGTGCTTCAACTCCGCGAACAACGCGTCAAACAACTGCCCCGCCGTAGGAGCCGTGCAGATCGTCTTCTGAGGGTACTTCACGCTCATGTGCCAGATCATCGCCCAAGCACACGCAACCGACTTCCCAACACCGTGACCCGCCCGGATCGATATACGCCGAACACCAACATCTCCCACACTCCGTAGCAAATCCTCCTGCCACGGCTGCGGATCAGCACCCAAAACATCCCGAACAAACCCAACCGGATCGTCCCGATACCGCTCAACAAACTCTACCCAAACGCTCGCCGCCGATTTTTTCATATTTTTTCGGCCCATCACAGGTTGTACCGCCCCGGTGGGGGGGGGTCCGTTTCTCCGGGGGTTTTACCTATTTGCGGTTGAATGTGGGGTTTTTGAGTAGGGAGAGAGGGGGGTGTGTATATATAACTGCCCCCGGCATTGGGGTGACCGGGGGGGTCCGCGCCGGAATGGAGCGACCGTGCCGACCCCGCCCGATCCTTGCTCCGCCGCTCTGCAATAAGCGGAACAAACCGTGAACAGATGGCTGCAGGTGATTGGCCATCACCCTACAAACCAATGTTATCAATGGGTTACGCCTCTTCCTCGTCCAAAACCTCTTCGACTGGCGTGATGTCGATCATCTTCTCTGCCCCTGCGTCATCCTTGGTCAGCAGGGATTGGAGCGCCTGCAGGTGCAGCGTGTGGCTGGCCTCGACCGAGACTTCCTTGCGGTCGTGCATGCCCAACCAGTGCTTGCTGAGATGGATCGCAGCGGTGACGTTGTTCTCCTCAACGGCCATTTTGTACAATTGCCGCCTTAAACCCATCTTTCCGCCCTGTTTCATCGCCTCAACGAATTTCCCTAAAGGGATGGAATTATCCTTCAGGCACTCAGCCGCCAATACGTTATCGTCCACTCCCATCACAGAGCATATCTCCTCGATGGTCATGTGTGTCTGGGCCATTCTCTCTACGATGTCCCAGTCTACGCGGTATTTGGGTCTTCCACCGGATTCCAGCTTCCTTACCCCGTACAGTGCCTTCTGCAGGCTGTTGGGTTTGTCTGCTGTCTTGCTATTCATTGGATTACCTTGTGGGTGTGTTCCTGTGGGCTTTGGAGGGGCCTTGGAGGAGCGTTCTTGCCTCCTCGAAGGGAATCACCCTTGATTGATGCTTTCGCCTCTCTACGGGGCTTCTATGAGCCTCTCAGTGCCATTGCAGGTATGACGGGTCTACCGAGTATACCTTCTGCAGGACGCCGTGAGCGGACTTGTGGTCTTCTGGGGTGGCTGATGCCCAGTCTGCTTCCAGTTCTTCCCAGCCGTCGTGGTTGTCAGGCTGGAACATCGGGTGATCGAGCAGGTACAGGTAGTAGGCGATGACGCCCAGTGTCCTTCTCGCTGGCAGGCTCAAGGCTTGCATCGTCACCCCTTGCTGATCTTGCCCTCGCCCTTGCAGACTTCACAGGGACGCTGCTGGGCCGCTGTGGCGGTGTAAGTGGTCATGAGGCCAGAGGCTGGCTTGTCAGGGTGCTTACCGCTCCCCCCACAGGCTGGGCAGTTCACTTTGCCTATCTCCACTGAATGGGCGTCGGTACAGTGTGTCGGCGCGGCTGAAGGCGATCTCTGCCGCAAGGGCCATTGCCTCGGCTTCGGAGAGCCAGTGAGGCGGATCGATGTCACCGTCCCATATCCCGGCTGTCGGGATCGGGTTGAACTGTGCATCGCCTCTGAACTTGTATCTGATCATGAGAAAACCCGGCAGCTTGTGGCCACCGGGTCTCCTGCACCAACAAAAAGGAGCAACGAATGCCACGCTGCAATTACCTTGTACCCCCGATTTGGCCGATTTGACCAGCCTGTGGAAAAGTGAAAGGGGCCGATGACGGCCCCATTCTCGTATATGTGCCCTATATAGGAAACCGAGGGTGTCCTCTGGTTAGCTGTTCAGCCACTCCTCATATGTCTTGAGCGGTGCGCCGCCGCGCGTGATGTCACCGCCTTTGCCGTCGTCGGCGCAGTGCAGGTAAATCTGATACTCGGCGTCATTGCTGCCCCGGTAGCGGGTCTGGGTGATCTGCGGCTGAAGGGTGCCGTCTGGGTTGATACCTCTCTTCATCGCCTTGCTCCTTGTGGGGTGGCGGGGCCGAAGCCCCGCTGGGTTGCTTACAGCGGCATTACCGGCAGTGAATTGACGCCACCTGCGCCAGCGCAAATGTGACCGCCCTGCACATGACCGTATGACCAGCCACCGGACGACCGGCAGAGATTGCCGTGCTTGTCGACCTTGGCCCGGTCGATCTCGACAAGGTTGAAGCCGTAGGCTCGCGCCTCGACGGTGTTGACCGCCTCTGCCGCATTGGCCAGCGGGACCAGTTTCTGAATGCGGTTGATGAAAACGTGGGTGAAAGTCATCTCGTTGTCTCCTTGGTTGGGTTGATCTCAGGCCAGTGCGTCTTCGACGTGCTGCACCCACTGCTCCAGCGTCAGATCGCGCAGGTATGGGGCGTAGACGCTAGGGATGTGAACGTAAGGGCCGGTGCCTGCCACATCGTCAAACCAGTAGTAGCCATTGGCCTTGACGATCTCGATGCCGTGCTTGGCGAGGGCGGCGTTGATCTTGTTGATGGTTGGTGCGGTCATGTCGATCTCCTTGGGTTGGTGGGCGGGGCCGAAGCCCCGCCGGTTGGTGTTAAGTGCCGCTTACCGGAACCAACTTGATGTTGTTGTTTGGGGCGGCTTCAATCGTGAACAGCTTGCCTTCGATCCTGATGGTGTCGCCAAGGTCAAAGCCAAAGCAGACGCCCTTTGCCTGCTCGCTGTCCGAGATCATTGTGCTGTTACCATAGGCCCAATAACCCTCTTTTTCGCTAAAGCCGATCGTGAAGCTGTTGAGGTAGTCGTTGCTGTACTTCTTCGAGAAGCCGCGAACCCTGATTTCTGCAGGGCAGGTGCGGCAGTAGCCTTTGTCTTCACTCAGGCGAAAATCGCAGAGCATGCCGTCGTAAATTATGTAAGCGGGGTAGTCAGCGAGGATGTATGAGGTCTTGGTCATGTCGTCGTCTCCTTCTTGGTTGATGTGTGTACTGTATCCTCGATACATACACCCGTCAATAGGGGTAGACGAAAAAAGTTTAGGGGGCCGAAGCCCCCTCTCTCATTCGACAAAGCACAGGTCGAAGCTGTAGTGCGGTTCGGTGTACCAGCCACTGTCCCGCCGGATGTTGTGGCAGTTGAAGCTGGCACCAATCGCCCACTCCCACGGCCCAGCTTCCCAGATCACCCGCCAGTGACGGCCACAGCCGCTCTTCTCCGCCTGCTCCGGGGTCTGCAGGATCACCTCAATCTCAGGCTTCTGGCCACGGTCCTTGGCAAGGGCGCTCAGAGCCTTGTGAAGAGCCTTTGCGGCGCTCTCCTTGGTGTCGTGCTGGGCAGGATCGAAATCGATCTCTATGGCCTTCTCTTCGTCGCTGCCGGTCATCGGGTTGTATTCCAGTTCGTAGATGTTCATCGGTCTGCTCCTTGTGAGGTTGCGTCAGTAGGTGGTGAGGTGCGACCACGTCTTGAACCAGCGGATCGCGTCCGCCTTGCGCTGCTTGCTTTGTGAGAAGTCGAGGTAGGCGTGATCGGCATAGTTCACTTCGCAGGAGTAGGTCGTGGTCCCAGTCGAGCGGGTGGTGACCTTGTAGACGTTGACGGTCTTGCCGTTGCCTGTTGCTGTCTTGATGATCTGGGCGATGCTCATGTCTGTTGCTCCTTGTTGTCGGTGGGGTGGCGGGGCCGAAGCCCCGCCGGTTGGTATCAGGCCGTCCAGCCGTCCTCGTTGGCCACTGCGCCGATGAAATTGCCCTTCTCGTCGTAGTCCCAGAGACCGGGTGCGGTTTCGTAAATCCACTCGCCCAGCTTCTGCAGGCGCGGCTTGTCGCTGTCCATCAGAGTGCTGGCGGCGCTTGAAACGCGACCGCAATAACGCTGCTCGTCGCTGCGGCTGGTGAACTCCTGCTCTGCGCCGTTGTTGATGTAGTCTTCGCAGATTTCGCGGGCGAGGCTCAGTTCAGTTTCGTAGGTCATGTCGTTGTCTCCTTGTTGTGTGGTTTCAGCGGAAATCAAATTCGTCTTCAAAGCCGACAGTCAGGCGAACTGTGTGAGGCCCGTTGAACGTCTTGTCAGCGTCCATAATCGCGCTGATGGTCCCGTCTTCGTGGAAGCGAACAGTCTCCACGTCGAACTGGGTGTTCTCTGCGATCCACTTCTTGATCTGCTTGCGAGTCATGTCGTTGTCTCCTTGGTTGATGTCTGTAATGTATCAACGATACATACACAGGTCAACAGGAGAAATGCACTGACTGCAAAAAAAATTACGCCAGCCGCAGGTGGCGGGCGATGGAGTTCAGCACCATCCGCAGGTTGGCCAGTTCATTAGGCTTGATGTGTCTGGGGTCTGCCTGCTCGACCAGCACCCGCCGGATCGCGTTGTTGATCCGGTCGATGCCTTCATGACGGCAATCGTCTTGGATCGCCCGCTGGAGGTCGAGGAACTCACGCTGGGCCTTGATCACGACATCGTCCTCAACGTCCTGTTCGTGGCTCATCCCGGCAATCATCGCCGCGTAGGCCGCGATCTTGGGGTTAGGTGATCCCAGCCCCTTGAGGCGGCGGTAGCGCATGTACACCCTGATCCAGTGGTCGCCTGCCGCCCGCTGTCTCTCATCGATCTGGCCGGTCTTGAGCAGGATGCCGAGCGAGTCGCCCCACTCAGCGTGTCTTGCATTGGCGTCGGTTGCGCCGTGGTGGCGCTTGCGAGCCTCGACGGCGACCGAAACGACCTCACGCTCACGTTCAGCCGTCACGATCTGTCCGTCCTTGTATCGAGCCACGTTCTGCTTGCGCTTCCGGCCCGACCGTTGGCGTCTTCCGATCTCTCCCATCAGAAGGGTATCTCGTCACCCACCTGCTCGCGCAGGCTCTGCATGTTGGGCTGCGGACGATCCCCGGCAGGCTGGTCACCCTTGCCGCCGAGAAGCGTCAGGGTGCCGTTGAACTGGCTCAGCACGATCTCAGTGCTGTACTTCTCCGCCCCATTGCCATCGACGTACTTGCGGGTCTGAAGCTGGCCCTCGACGTACACCTTGCTGCCCTTCTGGACGTATGACAACGCGATCTGGGCGAGGTTAGGGTTGAAGATCACCACCCGGTGCCACTCGGTCTTTTCCTTCCGCTCGCCAGTCGCCTTGTCCTTCCAGCTTTCCGAGGTTGCGACGCTGAACTTGCAGCCCTGACCCACAGGCTCGACTGCGCTGCCGACGTTGCCGACCAAAATGCACTTATTGACGCTAGACATGTTCATCTCTCCATTTCGGTTGTGAAAAATTCGTTGAGCAGATCGCTCGCTTCCGTAAGCAGTTTTGGCGACCGCTCGACGCACTGCCTTGCATGCACGATGGACGAGTGGTCCCGCTTCATCGCACGGCCTACCTCCGGGTGGGATCGGCCAGTCGCCTTGAGGACACACCACGCGGTGATCTTGCGGGCGTGAACGAGTTCTTTGCGGCGCACCGGGCCGAGAATGTCATCGACCGATACGCGGAGCCGGTCGCTGCAGAAATTGATCACCCGCCACGTCAGGTTGGGCTTGTAGAGCGACTTGTGCCGCTCCTGCTCGGCAGCGATCCTCTCCTGCAGTTTGGCCAGACGCTTTTCGCGGTCCTCGACCTGCGCCCGGAGTTCAGCCGCCTCTGCTTGCGCTTCATGCAGCCGCTTGACGGTGGCAGTGAGTTGCTGGCGCAGCGTGTTCGCGCTGGTCCCGTACCAATCCTTGCGAGGCCGGGTCTCGGTCACCATCCGCTGCAGGCTCTCTGGCAAGGCGTGGTTCACACGGGCTGTGGCGGCGGTAGCATTGGGGTTAATAGTCATTGAGTGCGTCCCCCTGCTGCTGCTTGGCTACCTGCCGCTTGAACGCGGCCATCGACTGCTGCATCCGGCGGGCGATCTCATCGCCGCTGGGCGTCTCCTTGGCAGCGGATCGAGCGGCCTGCTGGGCGGCGATAAACTTGTCGCCGGCCAACTTGTCGTCCAGCCAGTCACGGTCGGCATCAAAATCCGAGGGCATTGAGGCTGGCACCTGATAGCCCTTCTCAGCCCGCTGCTCTGGATTGCTCAGTTGAGCCGCCTGCTGGCCACGCTGGGAGAACAGGGCCATCGTGATGCCCTTGGCCTTGTAGTAGGACAGCCACGCACCCCACTGCTGCGGGTGGTCGATGGGGTTAATCGTCACCCCAAAGTCTTCCTTGTGGCGGGCGTTGGCAGCGCAGTAGGCCCTCGCTGCAGCGTAGTAATTACCCGCTGTAATTCCGGACGACGTTGAAGGCTGCGAGTTCCCGTCGGGCTGCTTCGCGTCTGGCCGCGAACTCGTCGTCACCGGACTGTGCATGTTCATCTGTCCACCTCTCTTGATTGAGCCACGTCACCGCCTGCGCGACATAGACCGTCCCCTCGCTGCCCTTCGACCGGCAGTGATTGGCGTAGGCTCTGGCTCCGTTGATGATGTCGTCGGGATTGGTCCCAGCCTTCACTGCCTTGAGGTACTTGGTGTGGGCTGGCTTGCGAGGGTTTGAACCCTCTCGTTTGGGGTACACGCTCCAGAACTCAGCGAAGCGATCAACCGTATGTATTGATGGTTCATTGATGGTTATTGACGGTTTGGGGTTCACCGGTGAACCACCCCCCGGTTCATAGCTATGAACCACCCCCCGGTTCGTGGGTGAACCCGGTTCAAATTGAACCCCCCCCTTCATTTCGGCCAAAGAGGCGGGACGCTCGGTGCCGTCAACAAGCCGTGGCAGGACGTAATACAGGGTGCTGTCGCCGGTCCTGCTCCGGCGCATAATCAGGCCGTCCTGCTCCAGAACCTTGATGTGCCGCTTGACGGTCGATCTCGAAATTTCACACTTCTTGGCGATGCGATCTATGGCGGGCCAGCATGTCCTATCGTCCTCGTTGGCGTGGTCCGCGAGGCAGATCAAAACCAGCTTTCGGGTCGAATCACCGACAACAGTATCGAGCGCCTGCGAGAGTATCTTGACGCTCATTGAGCCAGCCCCCAATCGACAGGTTGCCAGTCCTCATCGATCAAACCTTCCTCGGTGAGGCGGCGCTTCAATTTGGCTGCTTCGACCGCGCTGATCCGCAGGCGCAGGGCCACCTTACGCTGGAGTGAATCGCCCTCGTACTTGTCCAGCATGCCGTCGCACTTCAGCGACATAATTGCGATGAAGTACCAGCGATCAGACGCGGTGAGGCTGATGATCTTCTCGTCGTTGAGGATGTCCGTATAGAGGTAGAACCACGGGTTGCTCATGACTGGTCTCCCCACTGGATCGCGTAGTCAATGGCGGGGTCCAGACGCTCGGAGAAGGTGACGTAGCCGTAGGTCCGCAGGTGGGCCAGATAGCCGACCACGGTCTCGCGCTGGACGCGGCCCAGACCGTCCTGCAGGTAGGCCATCTCCAGCCGTCCGAAGCCGTCCTTGTCGGCCTTCAGCGCCATCACCAGCAACACTAGCTTGACCGGCGTCGGCAATGACTGGGACATCACCTTGTCAATCTTCTTCATCTGCATCATCGATCTCCGACAGGGGTTCGATGGCCACCTTTGTGGCCTGCTCTAGGGTGGTTTTGATTTTCTCCGCGTAGATGGCGACGACCTGTTGATCGTCTTCCCAGACCACGCCGTTGAGGGCGTCCATCACCGCCTTGACGATGTTGTCGAGGTCCGGGTTGGTCGCCTTAAAGAACCCGTTCACGGCCCGTCTCTGGGCCTTTGTGGCGCTCTTGGGCCACTGGTAGCGGGCGATCACAGTCAGCCTCACAGCGCCGCGCAGGAGAGGCTTGTCGCCCCACACTGCCTTCGCCGCCTCTGCGATCTTGGCCTTGCCTGCCTTGTTGGCGGGCGGGTCGTAGGCGTGACCGGCGAAACGGGGGCGCCGCAGTGCGTAGGGCCTGCCCAATATCTCGAATGTCACCTTGGTCATGCGACCCCCGGAACGGCGGGGGTGGCGGCGTGTGTCACGTTACTCACAAGGGTAAAGGAGCAAATCCAACAACAACCATCACCACCCCCTGACGCCTCGCTGCTGCTGATCTTGGGGTAGCCAGCCGGGGCGGTTCGAATAAAAGAGGCGGACGCGGGGGCGAACCGCGTCCACCAGTTGGCCGCAGGGAGGAATGCGGCTTCGGGATATGTTCTACTCTTGTTCACCTTGCCCCCCTGTGGAGAAAAGGTGTTTAATGTCTGGGCGCAATTGTGCGCCGGTGAGGCCGGTTAAACGGCTCAGGCGAGTCAAGCGAGAGACTGGGATTGATAATCTATCCGTCTCCCATCGCCACCACGTCGATCTATCGATTGAAACAATAGCTGCCGCTTCGTTGAGCGTCAGGCCGGATTGCTTTCGCCAGTGCGCGAGAAGTGTCTTCATGCGGACAACAATATGCATCATTTGCAATTGCGTCAATTGCAACCTGCAACCTGTGCCGTCGAAATGTGATCCGAGTGCGTGGTAGGGAGTGCATTATGAGCGACGTGACCCAGATACATACAGGCAAGACGCCGA